AGCCTTGAATACATCTTTGGCTCAATCTATTGCAAGAGACTTGGATTCCTTTCCTCTAACTCCAAGAGTTAGACGAGGGATGTTGGGACTTCCTACAGTTATACCCGTTCTTCATAGAAGACGAATAGCTGCTGGGGATATCCTTATCATACGATACTGGTTTACTTTATTCTCTATTTATAGAGTTATAGAGTTCCCAGGAAAGTTATCTTTCTCCTCGATCACTGATTCTGGTAAAGATCTTTCGAGATTCTTACCTGATTGGTCTAGATTTTCTAGCCAATTCTGGCGAAAACTTGTTAAATTGCAAGCAGTTGATGAGGATGACCTTAAGTCTCCTCTGACTACATTAGCTAGATTTCAAGTGTCACCTTTTCTCATTCCGCGGACAACTCCAACGAATGATTTATATCTGTCTACTTCTCCCTTTGGGATTATTAGAACAGCTATAGCCTGGTCCCATTCTGACTTGCTCCCTTTCTTTCAAGATTGGTTGCAACTAACGCGAAATACTAGATTCCTAAACTGGTTTCAAGAGTTTAGTAAAGTAGCTCCGTCATTATTGTCGGAAGAGGGTTCTATAGAACATGTAGGACCTGGATCTATTGGGAAACTAGGTTTAAAAGATGAACCTGCGGGTAAAATCCGTGTGTTTGCAATGGTAGACTGTTTCACGCAATGGGCAATGAAGCCATTGCATGATTACCTGTTCGAGATCTTGAAGGTAATCCCTCAAGATGGAACATTCGATCAACTTGCTCCGATTAAACTTTTACAGTCCAAAGGGCACAGACGCTTTTGGTCTTTAGACCTTAGCTCTGCCACGGATCGTCTTCCAATTCTTATTCAAGGAGCGCTCCTGAGTCGGTTGATTACCGCTCATGGTGCTACTCTTTGGATGAGTCTAATGGTGGGACGTGCGTATGCTCTACCTAGACGGGCTATGAGCCCGGACTATGATGGTGAGCGATTTATACGTTACGCAGTTGGGCAACCTATGGGTGCTTTAACATCTTGGGCAATGCTTGCGATGACCCATCATGCTATAGTGCAGATGGCAGCAACTTTGTCTGGGCGAATAACAGGCGATGACTGGTTTGAGGACTATGCTCTCTTAGGAGATGACATAGTTATAGCTGACCGGCTAGTAGCCGATACCTACCTGAAAATTATGGCTGGTCTTGGAGTTGGAATCCAACTCTCTAAATCAGTTCACGATTCCTCAGGGCGAGGGGTCCTTGAATTTGCTAAGCGGGTTTACTACGGAGGTTTCTCTGTAGGGCCCCTTGCATTATTAGAAGTCCTCTCTGCTGCTGGTTCATTGCCAGCGTGGTTGGAATTGGTACGTAAGTATCAACTATCCTTATCTCAAGGTTTAGCTCTCTTGGGATTCGGGTACCGATCCGTATCACGGATTAACCAATCATGGTCAGTGTTGCCTCGTCGACTCCAAGGATATGTAGTTTCGTACTACGGTCCAGGAGGACCTGGGTTCGAAGGAGACATCCTTAAGTGGATGGCCTCTGGAGGATCAGACTTTAAGTATCCGGATTTAATCTGGGTTAAAGATCTGGCCTCGTCAATTAGACAGCGTGTAATTGATTTATTACCGCGGGCTAAGGCTTTAACTAAATTAGTTGAAGTCGATAGAACTAGGGCTCACTATGGAACCTCCAAATTTGAACCATGGCAATTGCCTAAGTTCTTATTTGTTGGGGATCCTATGTATTCAGGATCATTATGGCCTCGGGCTGTACGTGCTAATCCAGATGCAATCTGGTTGGTACGGGACCCGAGAACTCTAACTCAGGAGCAAATTCGCTCTCTGATGAGTATGATTGAATTTTGCTATCGAAATTCTTTCTTTGACCTACATAGTGAACTACGAGGACTCGAAACAGAATTAACAACTTTCATTGAAAGCGATCTTACTTTAGATCGGCTATCCGTTCTAGTATCAAGAGTTGAAAGTCTTGAGAAAGATATAGAAGGTCTAGGGTTAGCCCCCGATCTTACTATACGAAGAGATGCCCCTCGCCCTACTGACTTTGTCAGAGGGGGAGAATGGCTTTCTCGATGGAGAGCATGGAAGAAAGTTAGAAGAAATCTATCTGAAACATAAGGCTCTTGGGAATACTGACGTGCTGGACTCAATCTTTGCCGAGTAACCAGCTGAGGGACTAAAGCCCGATCAGACCAATTCAAACATTACGCAAGTTATTAGGACGAATAATCCTAGTAGGCGAACGCCGAAGTTAAGGGGTGATCATGCAGTGGTTAAACGGGTGTAACTCGGGAACACTAAAATAAACGTGTACCGAACAATGTTACATCTTAAGACTGATTAGGCATGCCGGCTCTTAGATAACCCTAGTAAGTGGGAGTATTACTCCCTTCTAGTTGTTTCTTATTTCTTATCCTTATCAATTAGTTAATCAGCTAATTAAAGATGAAAACTTATTTCAGGACGACTAACTGTAGAAGATACGGTTATCATATATCCGCAACACCTGCTCCTCTCGAAAGAGTGCGGAGTGGGAATATTTTCAAACGCGTATCTAGGCGCTCCGCGTCATTGGGAAAAGGGGAAACCCGGG